TCATACGACTCTGCTGATGTCTAAATCTAATCCTTCGAACGTTTCCAAAACATGCTATTGGAAGCGCCATCGCTAAATCTGATAGTGATCGCACCGCTATGATACAAGCGTCACTTAATTCCATCCTAACTGTTTTGCAATACTTTCCATTTCATTATACGCAATCCTGTGACATCCAGCAATCAATAGGTCGTTCTCATAGCTATTGATCTTCCATTTGTGACTGGTTGTATCCAATACCATATCGTGTTGGAATTTACCGCCATTATGGAAGAATTTTATCAATTCCCAAAGTCTTTCAGCTTCGGCTCGTTTTATCTTGATATTCCCGCTGGTATCAATTATACCATTCTTAATGCGAAGCCATGCGTTAGGCTGGTCATCCTCCAAATAATAATGTAGATATAATTCTGGAATCTCGCCAGACTTCCACATCTCAATCTGTTCTTCAAATTTTTTCTTGCGATCTTCTTTTTCTTTTCTTCTTTTTTCAAAAATTTAAGCCTTTTTTTCGCCTGACTGTCTTCCCATCTCTGACATCTGGCCACATACTCAGCCCACGTTCCTTCACCACAAATCTCATCTACTATCACATTGGTCGTTCCTAAAATTTCTAACGCTTGATGATTTAGCAATACCTCAAACACACGCTTTAACTCATGGACGTATTCACTTTTAATTTTATCCGATTCATAAGATAACTCATGTTTAGTTCCGATCCAGTTGTTTGCACTCTTTTTAAGAAGGCTCTTGGGAGTACCCATATTAAAGAACTCAATATAATCCATTAGACTTCTAAATACTCCCCAAACATCCCTATAAGACAGGCTTGTTCTAACCTTCTTGTATTTCTCGATAACCTCTTTGATAAGCTCCAATCGACTGGTGATAAAAGCCATGCTGCCATCATCAGACATATTATATCCAACAGAAAATGCCTTTGAGCCAGTTGGTATTGCACTACGAACACAATGTTGATGTTTACAGGTGGAAGAAGAATAATACTTATCGTTAAGCAAATACGCCTTTTCACCACACTTATTTCTTACGATTCTTCCAACCTCAAAATGATAACCATAAGAATAAATACTTCTACCTTCAAAGAAAAGATTACTACCTCTTGCGGATTCTTCCTTTTCGTTTGCCCACAAATGAGCGACCATAGAGTTGTTCATATCTATTAAGTTTTGAGTGTTAACTATTGATTATACTTGCTAAAAATAACATCGACACAAGTTCCGCCAATAGCGTTTGCGTCATTATACGAATAAAAACCTTCTGTTCCCCAATCCACACCAACTGGACAACCATCTGCATGTTTTACAAAGTCATCAACTTCTTGCGCTTCCTCGTCAGATAACCCCGTCCAATCACCATTTATCAAGACTCCAACCCAATAAACCGGGAGCCTGTATCTTATTATCTCTATATTCATAATCTCATCAATTTACAATGTGAATTTTCAAATACGGGAACCATTCCATGCGCCCTGAAATACTCGGTCGCTATTTTAAAAGCGTACAAGGCAGGTCTTTCTTGGATATTTCGTGTTGTCTCATAAAGAGATATTGGCTGGCAAACATAGAATTTCTCATTACCAAGACACCCAAAAACCCCATCCAAATAACTTTCATCACAATTAGGGCCTCCCAGTATCAACAAATCACATCCTGTCTTTCGTGTTCCGAGAATAAATGTCTTGTTCTTGTTTTCCGGAAGCATGAATATTTCCTTATCAATCTTAAACCAGTCAATCTGACAACTCTCTACATCACGGCGAACAATCTCGTCAATCTCACAGGCATATTCTTCTTGTGTTTTCATACTATTTCATTTAATAGACCAACATACACATCCCCATTCTCATAATAAAGCTGACCCTCATACTGGTTATGATGAAGCTCCTCACGTATCGCATCTTCATCGTCAGCCCAATGTTCATATTCCTCATGCCAAGCCTTGAAAAAATTATTATAACATTTTTCTATTAAATCCTCTAAAGAGAAATTCTCCGGGTAAGTACACCAAGTATCGTAATAATCAATTATTGGTTTAAGAAGATAATAATCATAACACATCCCTGTTAATGGACAATTGTCTTCGTATCCCAATATTACCCGACTGCGTCTGTACTTGTAATTATATTTCCCATCTATATATTTACCTTTAGAATAATATTTACCTTTCGTGATATGTGGCATAATGTTGTTATTGATATACCTGAACAATAATTTACCGCATAGATTCTCAGGGAATATATCACGACGATAATCTGTAGGACGTTCATAAATAGGATCTTTGTATTTAAACTCATAACTAAAATCATATCTCTCGTATCCAACTTCCCAATCATAAACCTCAGTATCTGTCATATCCTCAAAGGCTTTCATTGACTTTTTATAGTCTACGCTATAAGCATCCATACATTGCTCCATTACATTCCAGCGCTCACGCTCTATGATCTTTTCTTGTGAATCTTTTGACAGCTCATCAAATTCATACAGTTTTAATACAATCTCTTTCATAATTCCTCCTCTTTTAATATAACTAGATCCCTAATGTCAATCGAATGACATACGTACCTCCTTATGTTCACGTTTAGAGATATGATTGCAGTTATTCTCACGAACCACTACAATCCCGATCCAAGTATTACTCATCCTTTCTCTTTACGAATGGGTTTTCTACATAAAACTCCACTACATCCTTAGATTTTATAGATGTCACTATACCGGTGGTATCTACAAATCCATCCGTCTCATCCATTGTCAAATCTTCTATTTTATCTCCCGGTAGAAAACAAAGATTATAACCTTGATCGATGTACATAATCATTTTTAACTTAACCATATCATCAATGATTCCTCTCATCCTTTCTACGACACTCAATTGATCATTTGTAAGCATCAATTTACTTTTAGGAGACTTTGCCATCCTTATGTCTCCATTCTTGTCAACCACAATCAAATCATTAAACCTATACACATCTTCCTCGCTCGCATAATATGTTTTTGAACAACGTAACTCACCCTTATGATTTATTACAACATCAAAACTCTCCAATTTTCCCCTGACAGCTCTCCCGTTTTTGTATTCCCATACATAATCGTCTATTGGGGAAAATCCATACAATGACCTAAAAGTATCATATATTGATATTTTTCTCTTAGGAATACTATCGCCCTTCTTAAAACACTCCTCGGACGAATAGAACAGCTCTCCCTCTAACCTCTTATCAGTCCTACCTCCTCCCCAAGTTCCTATATATCTAACCACTCCATATGTAAAACTGATTAAGATCTTATCAATCTCAAACCATTCTAATCTTTTTGTCGCATCATTAAACAGATACCCACTTTCCTCATAGATTAATAAAGAATTCGTCATAATTCGTTTTTTTAAAAATTACTTAATATTATTTGCTTTGACAACTATCAGCCTCATGATCCTGAATGAGCTCATATAGTTCATAATCACTACATTCGGCTAAACACAAAGAGAAGACATTTCTGTCATTAATTAGAAAATAACTATCTTCTAATACGAAAATAGATCTTCTTGTATTTAAAAAAAAGTCCCATAATTCATTACCTCTTTTATTCCCAAACACCTTCTGAAATGTATGACGATCTGCCTTATTCTCGAATTTACGCATCCGTCTAATCCACTCATATCCGTGCCTCACTAAATCCAATCCGCCGGCTTCATCGAAGCTCCCGTTTTTATCAATCCATTTATTTACGTCTATCAACATACTACCTTATAATATTACATTAAACAACTCATTAAGTCTATCTACCTCACTTAGGTATTCATCTTCTTTATCAAACCTAATTTGCGTCCCTCCCTCCAATCCAAAGGACAGGGTAAAGGATATAACCCAGCCCGATCCGTCCACGGCCTGCCCATTGGGAACCCAAGACATTACCGCCTTCTTGGATATCCACCATCTCCCTATCTGAACGAAATCAGGATAGTTGTCCATTAAATATACCATCTGACTAGCCATCTTATTAACATCATCAAAAGGCACTATATGATACTTGTTTCTTATCCTGACCTTCAAGAAGGGGTTATCCATATTATATGCCGCAAATGCTGATATCACGGAACTAGGATATCTAACTCCTTTTATTATCACCCATTTCATATATCACCCCCTCTTTATATAACATAAATTCATTGGATAAAATTTATCTGCGCTCTCTTTCCCGTCTCCTCGAAAGTTAGCCAGCCCGCATGTCAGGATGCTCACAAGGTTATCCACCACCTCCAACTCGCTCGATTTGAACCACGCCAACTGGCTGTAAGTTTCACCTATCCATATTATACTCATTTCCCCGTCCCGACTGACCTCCTTCACCAGCCCTATATGGTTTTTAGTGTCCTTAATCACATTTAATTCGTCAATATTTGTAAGCCGAACAAAATCCATCGGCCGTATCACTTTATTCTCGTCCATGTCTTTATCCTCCTATATTCTTTTTATTCTCTCAATTTACGCTTAACCTCTTTAACATATTTAGTAGAATGTAGTCCCCTATGCAATCTTATAGCCCGATCTATATCCTTGTTCGGATTATGATGAGATTGATATATCTCGAACATTTCCCTAGCCTTGATAGGATTTGTTCTATCATCGTATCTATACCGCTTTTTCTCCCGTTTAAGACACAATATCCTATTAACCTCATCTACATACACCTTTTTCATCTGCCACCTCCCTAACGCCCCTGAAGTGGCGTTGTACGCCCGATCGTCATCCCTTGACTCCACGAAAGATAGGGCGGCCGCCAGCTTATCCCATACCCGTGCCTCGACCACTGCCGGCTTCGGGGCGAGGGGCATGCCTCCGTTCCCTTTTGGTGGTGTCAATATTATCATCGTCATCACAAGTAAGTATCTTATCACGTTCCCTTGTTTTTATAAAACTCCTCCCCGAATTTCACATTATCCACATAATCTTCCATACACTCATGAACAATTATATGAATATCCCCCTCCGTGTATGTTACCTCGGACATTAACCTCTCATTGGTCATCCACCAAGAATAACTATCAATATGCCGTATCTCAAATCCATGATCATGCAACGCATACATAACATTATATCTTAAATCCCTGTCCATCATCATACACTCGTACACGATATAGCCATTGATACTTTCATAAGACCTACCGAACGTATAAACGTACCTACCCATCAACTTATACAACTCCCTTGCCATAGGATTCGGGATCGCCTCATCCATATCAAAATCCCCATCTGGATCAATAACCCACTCTACATCCCGCTCATCAATACAAGCCCTAGGCATTCCTATTGTCCGTACATAAAGACGTGATCGGTGATCCTCGCTTAACACCGTCCCGATATACTTTTCCCCTTTGGCATATCCTATATTATGGTTGCCGGTTATATTAAATACAATTTCAGCTCCTATCTTAATTTCATCCATATTCAAGATGTTTGTATCATTTGTTATCTTTTTTATACAAAAAGAGGATATAATGGCATGATATTATGATATCAAGACACGAATGCGTTATCTATCATATTATCATACATATCCTCTATACAACGTCATTTATGGCATTATATCGTATATGATGCCGCAGGCCATAAATACATCTAATTAACCCTTTTTTAAGGGCTTATTGCCATTTAGGTAACTAGCTATGCCTAATATTTTCGAAATAAGGGCTTTTTTAGCCTTATACTCATCGTTTATCCCTATTATCGCATATCTGTATACCATCCCATCCTTCGACACCTCCACGCCCACGTATTTAGGCGCAACGGCATCCCTATGTAATACGATAAACGGGCTTTTGCCGTCTAGCTCATTCATCAACTGATTAAACTGTCGCCTTGTCATCTGATAGTGATATTATTTCCATGTTATAAATACGATCTCTTTTTACCCTTATCTTCTCGCACAGCTCATCGAAGCACCCATCTTCTTCTAACCTACCAACATAATATGATACATTCGATTTAGAGCTTCCTTGAAGATATATATTCCCCCTTATATTCTTTGAGAAAAAATTAGGCAAGACCATCTTTTGTCTCTTATCCTTGTTATCCATGTAAGATATAACAACAACCCATAATTCTGGCTCCCGTTCTTTTACCGATAACATAAGATCGAGACTCGATTGACTATTGATATTTCTCCTGCCAGTTTCGTTATAACGCAGAATAATATAATTATCCGCGTTATCATCCTCAACCATCACGACTATAGGGCGATCTCCCTTCCCATTATCACATAATACTCTTGCCTCTTTCCCGTTACGGAGATATACCTTATCGTAATCTCCGTTTTTGTATATCTCAAAATCAAACTCTATCACCATATCATTTCCTCCTATTGATATATTGTTGTGTACGACCTTCTTTTATTTTTTCGAAATAAAACTTATTCCCATATAACCGGGTGAAGCAGATATTATACCCGAAATGTTCCGCGCGTCTGATCTGTGCGTAACCTCTACTGATGTCATTATTATCAATCAGCGTAACAAAACAATGTGATCCTACCTCTGTGTTTAAAACCAGATTTTCCCAATCTTTTACCTCCATATCAAATCTCCTTAAATAATTTTTTGTTATGATTATCGCTATTATACCATTTATCAATATTATCGTACTGCTTTGGATAAACCCCATAAGACCTACACCACCTAGGTAACGGCCCGTTCAGCACGTCTAACGCCGTCTCAAGGTCAAACGTAGCTTCCTCCTTGACACGACATCCCGATCCACTTCCACGGCTCGGTATATAGGCTCTACTATATGCTACGCTCATCCCATATTCCCCACGACTCAGATACCCGATGTTAGGCGAATCAGGGAAGGCGTAATACAACATTATATAATCACCCTTACTCCAACTTCTATTATAAGTATCATCCTGCCACGCAAAAACCCTGCAACCGGCTTCTTTCAGTTCCGCTGCCGCTCTTTTTAAAACATTGTCCATATTATCTATATTTAATTAAGTTGTGCCAAGGCACCGGGAACCGACCCCGGATCATATCCGCACACGTACGATCATGATATATCCTTCCGCCCCGCCAAGGTTTTGGTTCAACATTAACAAACTTTCATATCCTCACACATCTTAAAAAAGACCTCTCTTATGATCTTCTTGTATAAGATGTATATCTCATCATCATCCTTATCAAACTCCACTCCCCATGAACGTAATAAATATCTAATATCACAATCCGCTATATGAATCCTGGATATAGACGGAACGCTCATTATGTAATCCTCAAAAGCCTTCTTAATCCCGTCCCTTTTGATATGTTCTTTATACTCATCCTTGAACACACTAAGCATAAAAGACATATATTCCCTATCATATTTAAACTGCTTACCATAATTATCTGTATCTATATGATCCAGTATATATATCTCTATAGCGTCTCTATCGTATTTTGACATACTCCTTCCTCCTCCTTTTGATATTTTATAACCTTTTTCTCCCCATACGCTTTCGCTAACTGGATAAGTTGACCGGTAAATACCTTGGTACGGTGTTTTACGATCTTATCCACCAGCTCCGGGCATCTGGTTCTCCATCTATAATTAACCTCGCCCTTAGCTTTCTTCTTGTAATACCTGTAGAATGTTACGGCTACTACCACTTCTTCATTCTGCTCGAAAGCAACCAAATCGTAATTGTTGTAAACTATTTCATTCATGTTGTTGTTACCCATTTTATGTATCTAATCACTTCTTTAGGCAAAGACATTATATCCTTCACTCTTCTCCCTAAGTTGTACATACCTCCCTTATGAGGATAATAGTCCCCTACATACATCCCTATTCCTTGCGGATGCGACGGGTTTTCGTTACAAGTGAACATCGGATAAAATAAGATTCCTCTTGAATCTTTATTCCTGTCACTTACGCATACAATAGTATATCTATCAGCGACCTTCTCGCCGAAATCATATACCCTTACCTTTCTTTTTACCCCATCATTGTTCTCTATGATATTATTCATGATGTTATTTATATTAATTAATTTTCTTTCCATCAGCGGTATATGTGCCATGCCATTCCCTATCCATATTTACCACCTCAATATGATGTATATGATAACAACCATTAGCTATTCTACCGCAATCGGCTATCACCATAGCTATACTCCTATACCCAGAATCAATGAAAACACGAACCAACCTACACCCGTTAAATATAGATACCTTGATATCGTCTTTCTCTTTTATAATCCTTCTCATATCATATCCTCCTATCGAGCTAATCTATCATTTTACCATAATTAGTATATGATCCACACCATCCACGGGCCTCATTCGATACCCTAATATGATCAATGGGCTTATCACCGGCCATATTATTGGCGTACGATATTACATCCGACATACTTCTGAATCCGGAATCCTTAATGGATTTTATAAGCGTCCTATCATACCCGAATACCAATATCTTCACAATATCTCTTTCCTTCACAGTCCTCCTCGCTCTCATAATGTTCTAGCCATAAAATAAACAAACATAAAATCTATTTTCTCTTTGTTATCATCTATCCTATGCCCGGTGATTTCAAAAATAACCCTACGTTTTTCTATAGTTCGTATATTATCTAACTGAATAGCTATGTAAGGATATTCCATAACTTTCTCTCTGTTGATGTTATTCAAAATAGCGTTGACATCTTGCCTGCGAAAATACATATTTACCCCTATGTAGCTGGCAACCAAAAGACATTCGTCTATTATCCCATCTGTATCGAATAACAATAACATATCATCCTTCTCGATAGTATATTCCATATCAAGAATCTTGATACGTTTGCTTCCGTCCTTCTTATCAGCTATAAGAATCTCTATCATATCCTTGTCAGTCGTAAGGACATAATACGCCTCATCCTTTGTAATATTATCACGAAGGTAAGATAGCGCTTCATCTTGTAATCTTAGTAATTCTGTTTCGTTCATATTCATTCCTATTGTTGCCAAGGGGAAAAGGACGGCGCTGGCGACAAGGTCTGTCCAGCCTCCCCGCAGCCGCCCGCATTCCCCTTGGTATCATTAACCACCTCAAATAATCTCATAATCGAATTTCACATTAACACTCTCATCAATGCTCAATTCTTTCTTCATCCCAAATACAGTCTCCCTTACCGTATCAAAACCCAATAATTGATCTTCGGGATTATTCACAAACTCTCTCTGGTTATTCTCCCTAGGTTTTCGAGATGTAAGAATATATTCCGAACAACAGCTTCCCTCAAATGCCCTTACCCTAGAATACCATATATCACCAGTTCCGTACTCAACACATATATTCATGTTTATGATAGTATTATTCCACGCTTTTTCCGGGAAATGCTTGAATATCCTGCCAACCCATTCAGTGTCAATACTTATATACGGGGAATCCAGATCCGACGTACCTATGGCATCCGTATATAGGATAATCTCTTTCTTACCCTTAAATATTAAGGCTTTTACATTAATTCCCCTTTCCATTGATAGCCTCTAATTCTATATTATACATGTCAATCAGTTATTAAATGATTACATACTAACTCAGCCTCTATTCTATTGGTATATAACTTATACCCCGCCAAAGTGTTACGATCGCCTTTCAACCAGACACCAACCACATGATAATTTCCGTAGTAGTTATTCCCAGCTATATACCAGTATCTAGTATAGCCACAACACGACATATATCTATCGTATATGTCGTCAAAACGATTCACCTCCCGTTTCAATTTGTTATAATCAGGATTCAATACATCCATCGACATAAGAGCCTGATGCAATGACATCTTTTTATTTAAAAGTTCTTTTTGCAATTTTCTCATATCTTCATTTTTTAAGCTCGTCCCACGAGACAGGACGGCGCATGACCAGCGAAGGTATCGCCACGCAGATCAGCCGCCCGTTCCCCTTGGTATTATTCTGCCACCTCTAATTTCCCGTAATAAGGATAAAAACAACCGTCTCGATAAACCGAATATCTGAGCGTTTTATCCTTTGCTTCATAGATGGAAACACAACCGCTGTTATAAGCGTTGGATAGTTCTTTTGCTACAAATCCGCCTATTTGTTTATAGGTTTTAGGCGTATCCCTCAACGGTCTGCCTACATATATTTTTACTCTTTTGCACTTCTTGTCGCCTACGTATATATCCTTTTCTCTAAGCTCCGTTAAATACATGAATCTCATATCAGCCGATTTTAAATCCAACATTCCTCTACCTCTATCTCCATATGATCCGCCCAATCACATCTATCAACATCCTCTCCATTCTCAAAGTAATAGTAAGCCCATACCTGTACGCCTCCTACCTCTATATATCCATCACTTTTCCATTCTATCAACCCGTCTTGCCTTACCACGTTGGTAGGCTCAGCCCCTAGCGACAGCAGATTATTTACTATACTACCGCCAAATACGTTCCTTGCTTCTTCTTTCGTCATGTCACTATCAGATTTTTAATATTACACTAACGCCAAAGGGGAACAGGGACGGACGACCAGCGGGACCTACCCCACGCCATCGCCGCCGCCCGTTCCCCTTGGTATTATTCTGCCACCTCTAATTTCCCGTAATAAGGATAAAAACAACCGTCTCGATAAACCGAATATCTGAGCGTTTTATCCTTTGCTTCATAG